GGCTTACTAACCTTACAAGAAGTGCAGAAACGTGCTAATGAAGAGCAACAAAGGCAAGGATTGTTACAGTAATGACAATAGCAACATACGCAGAATTGCAATCTACAATCGCTTTGTTTATTAACAGGGACGATAGCGCAGCAATTATACCCACATGGATTTCAATGGCAGAAGATAACATGAACCGTGCTGTTCGTCATTGGCGTCAAGAAAAGCGCAGTAGCGCAAATTTAAACTCAAGATATAACGAAGTCCCTGATGATTTTTTACAAATTATTAGGTTCGGTATAACTAGTAATAAGACTTCCTCACTTGATCTAATAAGCCAAGGGGAAATTCTTGACCGAAGATCGAAAAGTGCTAATGTCTCTGGACTTCCATTATTCTATGCACTTACCGCTGGAGAAATAGAACTTTTTCCAACTCCAGCTGAGGCGTACCCTACGGAACTTTATTACTATAGCAAAATTGATAGGTTAAGTGATACCAATACATCCAATTGGCTTTTGTCTAATTTTCAAGATGCATATCTTTATGGCTCTTTAATCCATTCTGCACCTTATCTTGGAGATGATGGTCGTTTGCCAGTTTGGGCTGCGTTGCACCAAAGTGCAATTGATGCTATAAATGTTGAAAGTGAAGCAGTTAAATCTGGTGGCTCGGGCCGCCGCTTAAAAATCAGGGGGCTATCGTGAGCTTTTCCAATACATATGAAACACACATTCTGAATTACGCTTTTACTGCTTCTTCAGTTACCCGCCCCACAGCATGGTATGTTGGATTATTTACATCTAATCCCGGGGAGGGGCAGGGTGGAACAGAAATTTCTGGAAATGGATATGTCAGAAAGTCTGCCACATTCACTGTAAGTGGAAACACTGGAACTACTAGCAATATTATTGAGTTTCCAGCTGCAACAGGCTCTTGGGGTACAATCTCTTACATTGCAATATTTGATGCTTCAACCAATGGCACTCAGATTGCTTACGCGGCCTTGGCTACACCTAAAACAATCGACACTGCTGACATTCTTCGTATCCCGGCTGGCGATATTGATATAACTTTAGATTAAGGTGACGCATGGCAACCATTGTAACACGATCTGGTAAGGGTTCGTCATTAACCCACAATGAAGTTGATGCCAACTTTAACAATTTAAATAATGATAAGTTAGAGCTTTCTGGCGGCGCAATGACAGGCGCTATTACAACTAACTCAACATTTGATAGTCGTAATGTTTCGACAGACGGTACTAAACTAGATACTATTTCAACAAACGCAGACGTTACTGGATCGGCTAATGTAACCGCCGCTGGCGCTTTGATGGATAGCGAGATTACAAACCTTTCTCAAGTAAAAGCATTTAATCAGACAGATTACGCAACAGCCGCCCAAGGCACAAACGCAGATACGGCATATGGTTGGGGCGATCATGCCTTAGCGGGTTATACAACAGCAGCAGCCGCCGAAAGTAATGCTTTGGCCCTCGCAATTGCGTTAGGATAAAAAATGGCAAACACGTTCAAGAACTACACATCATCTTCCGTAGGAACGGGTGCAACAACGACTTACACAGTACCCGGTTCCACTACTTCGGTAATGATCGGTTGTAACTTAGCAAATAAAACTTCTTCTCAAATTAGGGTAGATGTTCAAACAGCTGGCGTTTATCTTGTTAAGAACGTAGCAATCCCAACAGGTTCAGCTTTGTCCGTCCTAGATGGTAAGGTTATTTTGGAAGCAGCTGACACAGTTATTGTTACTTCGGATACTGCCTCTTCATGCGATGTTATTGTAAGCGTACTGGAGCAGACCTAATGAGTAAACAATCAGACTTAGTTGTCATTTCTCAAATTGGTGTACCTGCACCTTTTAACCCACAAACAACTGCCATAGGTCCGGGCGATGCGGTCACTACAACTTACGCTGTAACCGTTGCATCTTCTGGTGGGGCTAATAGGTATTTTATTGACGGGGTAGCATACCCTAAATTAACATTATCTCGAACATACATCTACATCTTTGATCTGTCTAATAGTACAAACACTGGACACCCACTACGTTTTAAAGACGCTTCAGGTAGCTCGTACTCCACAGGGGTTGTGGTTACTGGAACTCCAGGAGCAGCAGGTGCTAAAGTTACACTCACTGTTGCAGCTAATGCTCCAGTGGCTTTGAGCTATTACTGTACCGTTCATGGGAATGCTATGGGTAATACGATAGCAGTGACTAATTCCGCATCTTTAAATGTAGGCGCAAATAACTACTTCGATAGTGAGAGCTTAACTGCTAATACTACGGTTAATTTTACAAGTGTCCCAACAACAGCTAACTGGAGGTATAGCTTTAAGCCTGCCTTGTCTGCTGGTACGTACAATGTAACCACAGCGATTTACAAGCAAAATTATAATACGTATAATCAAGAGACTGAACCTACGGCTATATACTTCAAACCTGATGGCACTAAGATGTACATGACCGGAGATGTCGGAAACGGCATCTATGAGTACAACTTAACCACACCTTGGGATGTTTCTACAGCTGCCTTATTTCACTCGAAAAGTGTGGCTGGTCAGGAGCAAGGCCCACATGGTCTATTCTTTAGGGCCGATGGGCTTAGGATGTTCGTTACTGGGTATGTTAGTGATAAAGTCCACGGGTACGTTCTAGGTACTGCTTGGGATCTTTCTACAGCAAATTATGTGTATGTGTTAGATATTTCTGCTCAAGAGTCCTCACCAATGGGAATATTCTTCAAAGAAGATGGAGTTAAGATGTATATTGTTGGTGAGGGTGGAGATGAGGTTAACCAGTACACACTAGGCACAGCTTGGAATGTTGAGACTGCTTCTGCCACCTCTGTCTTCTCTATAGCCTCTGAAGAAATAACCCCACGGGGCCTAGCCTTCAGCGCAGATGGCACTAAGATGTATGTTACTGGGTCTGCTGGAGTTGACATAAATCAGTACACTCTGAGCACAGCTTGGGATATCACTACAGCTTCCTACCTCCAGAAATTATCTTTGTCTTCCCAAGATTCAGACCCACGGGGCGTAGCCTTCAAACCTGATGGTACATCAATGTATATTATTGGACAAGCTTCACCTGCCGTGTTTGAGTATACCCTAAGTTCTAAGACGTCCTTAACCCTTCCAGCATCAGTTGTAGGTAATACTTCAACGCCCTCACTTGGCGATAAAGTGACATACACTTTTGTAACAACAGACAGTGGATCAACAGTAGACTTAATAGCAGAGGAGATAATCTAATGGCTGGGTACACTGGACCAGTAAACGCTGGAATAACTGCTCAAGCTCAAAGCAAAGAAGTTTTCGCCGTAACTACAAGCACCACTGCATTTAGCTTTGCGCATGACCTTCTGTCACTCCAAGTGTTCCACAACGGCATCCGCCTAGTTAAAAATACTGACTACTCAGCAAATGGCGTTGTAGTCACCCTTACTAATGCAGCAATAAACGGGGACCAAGTAGTATTAATAAGCAACCCTAGTTTTCAAGTGGCAGACGCTTACACTCGGACAGAGGCAGATGCTGCATTTCTAAAACCCGCAAGCAGTCTTAACGCAGCTAAGTTAACTGGCAACATAGCCGCAGCACAGCTAACAGGAGCCTTACCCGCTATAAGTGGTGCGGCGTTAACTGGTTTAGTTGCTACTTTTTCGGGATTAACAGACACAACGGTAGCAACATCAGACCCAACTTTCAGCACCAACCCATCGTCTGGGCTTGGTCACGTTTGGGTTAATACAACTACTGGTTTTATACACGTCCTTAAAGACGCAACTGCTAATTCAAATGTCTGGATTAACGTGGGTAATGGTTCAAATAATATTGAGCGTTTTTCAGCCACAGGCGGGACTAAAACAACCTCTGGTGCTTATACAATTCACACCTTTACTTCTTCTGGTACGTTCACACCCTCTACAACTAATAACGTAGAGTACATGGTAGTTTCAGGGGGCGCAGCTGGAGGCGTTGGTCACGGGGGAGGTGGCGGTGCAGGCGGTTACTTACAGTCAGTGACAGGTGAAACCTATAATGGCACGGCTGGCTCGGCGTCTTTGAGTGTAACGGCGCAAGGCTATACTGTAACAATAGGCGCAGGTGGTGCAAAAGCTAACTACACAGGCGGCGCTCTAGTGGGATATTCTGCGAAGGGTACTAATTCTAGTTTCTCGACTATCACAACAACTTACGGTGGAGGTGCCTCTGGTTATGGCGGCGGTCATCCCGGTGAGGGAGGCGGTTCTGGCGGCGGTGGCGGTGGTTGGACAGGTCAAAATGTTAGTGGCGGTGCGGGAACTTCGGGGCAAGGCAAAGCAGGCGGTCCCGGTAGGTACTGGAACGGCGGTGGCGGTGGTGGTGCAGGCGGTATCGGTGGTACAGGTGCGGCATCGTCTTACGCGGGTGTAGGTGGGTTAGGATATAGTTCGGCTATAAATGGTACAGCTACGGGTCGCGCTGGCGGCGGCGGTGGTGGCGCACATCCAGCCGCGGAAGGCGGTAACGCCACTTCTGGTGGCGGTCTTGGTAACGGGGCAAATAACCAATTTAATAGCACTAAAGCATCTTCCTATGGTACGGCTAACACAGGTGGTGGCGGTGGTGGCGGTGGCGGTAGTTATGCTCCGGGGGGCGCAGGCGCTTCTGGTATCGTAATCATTCGCTATCTAACTTAATAGGAGAATAAAACATGGCGCATTACGCAAAAGTAAATAACGGATTGGTAGAACAAGTAATTGTGGCAGAGGCTGATTTCTTTGACACATTCTTAGACAGTAGCCCCGGCTCTTGGATACA